GAACAGAAGTATCTACAAGAAGTTGAATGCGAATTCCTTGGTAGTTCTGGGACATTGATTTCAGGAACTGCGCTGAAGAGAATGACATTCTCAGAAGCCATTCGCCGTGTTCTGGATGGAATGGATTTACATGAAGAAGTTGTAAAAGATCACAGCTATGTTTTAATTGCTGATACTGCGAGAGGAAATGGACTTGATGCCTCTGCATTCGTTGTTATCGACATAACGCAAAAACCATATAAGATGGTGGCAAAATATAAAAACTCCTTTATTTCTCCACTCTTATTTCCTAATGTAATTCTTCAGGCAGCTAAATATTACAACAATGCATACTTACTAATTGAAAATAATGACTCTGGTGGTCAGGTTGCAGACATTCTATATCATGACATGGAATATGAAAATATGTTCTTCACCGAAGAACACAGAGGAGACGCCAGAGTTTCAGAAATGAGTAAAGTTCGTACGATGGGTGTGCGAACTACAAAAAGAACAAAAACAGTCGGTTGCAACTCAATCAAAGCACTGATTGAAAACTATGAATTGGTCATCAACGATTTCGAAGTGATTGAAGAATTCTCATGTTTTATCTTGAAAAAGAATGGAACATATGCTGCCGAAGATGGCAAGCATGATGATATGGTCATGTGTTTTGTGCTTTTTGGTTGGCTAGCCACTCAACCCTTTTTTAGAGATCTGACTGACGTTGATGTGAGAAAACGGTTATATGAGGAAGAGATGAGAGCCATTGAACAACAACTAGCTTCACCGATATTCACTTCTTATGAAGATGAATTCGAGGATAGATATGGTGTTATTGATAGACAGATGACATCTACAGGGAAGGATGTTTGGTTTACAGTAAATGATAGAAATAATGACTAAAATCTTATTTTTATAAATACTTTGTATTGGCGCCTTCCATAAAATTAGGAGAATAAGAAAATGGCACTCAATCAAGTTTCACCAGGTATTACCGTAACTGAAATTGACTTAACAACGTCAGTTCCAGCTTTCGGTGTAAATACACGCGGCGCCATCTCGGGCGCATTCAAGTGGGGTCCAGCACTTTCTGCAACACCAGTTACCAGCGAAGTTGAGCTTGTTAGCAAATTCGGAGCGCCAGATACCGATACTGCTAACGTATTCTTCACAGCTGCAAGTTTCTTGGCATATTCCACTGACCTCTATGTATCTAGAGCTAATGCAACTGGAATGTTGAATGCAACAGCAAACGCAGATGTTGGCACAACAACTAGTGGTCTTTATATTCCTAATGAAACATACTACACTAGTAACACGGTTTATCTTAATAATGGCGCAACAGAAGCACCAAACGTTGCATTTATTGCAAGATATGCTGGCGCTAAAGGAAATTCTTTAGAAATTTCTCTCTGCCCATCAGCTGCAGCATTTACTACTTGGGTTCATAAGGGAATATTTGATTCGGCTCCAGGAACATCAACATATGCTGAAGGAAAGAATTCAGCAAATGATGAAATGCATATTGCTGTTGTTGATCGTGGGGGTCTTTTCTCAGGAATCCCAGGAACTGTTCTCGAGAGATTCGGTTATGTCTCCAAAGCATCCGATGCAAGAACTGACGATGGCACGATCAATTACTACAAAGAAGTACTTCTCAATAAGTCAAAGTATATTCTTTGGGTAAATCATCCAACAGAAACAACCACTACCCATTGGGGGAATACTGCCGTCTCAACAGCAGGCGCATTCGGTTCTGGCAGTCAAAATGTTACTGTAAGATTCATTAATGGTGCTGACGGTTCAGTTCAAGCTGCCAATCGTATTGCTGGATACAATGTTTTTGCCGACAAAGAGAATATCGATATCGATCTACTGATTGGTGCAGATTCAACTCAAACGGCTGGTGTATCAAACGCTGTTCTTGAAATTGCTACAACAAGAAAAGACTGCGTGGCGTTCGTATCACCAACTTTCGGCGAAACATTCGGGAACGATCCTGCAACTGCAATAAAAAATAGAATTGAAAGTTATGATGCATATCGAAGCTCATATGGAGTGATGGACAGCGGTTGGAAGTACATGTATGATAAGTACAATGATCGATATCGTTGGGTCCCACTCAATGGCGACGTCGCTGGACTTTGCGCAAGAACTGACAGAGATAGAGATCCATGGTACTCACCAGCTGGATTCTCAAGAGGTGGCATCAAGAATGTCATCAAGCTTGGGTTTAATCCAAAGAAAGCAGAAAGAGATACACTCTACAAAGCTGGTGTTAACCCAATAATTTCTCTTCCTGGAGAAGGCGTTGTTCTGTTTGGCGATAAGACAATGATAGGTAAGCCATCATCTTTTGATCGGATTAACGTCAGAAGACTGTTTATCACGCTTGAAAAGGCAGTTGAAAGAGCGGCAAGAGCAAGTCTGTTTGAATTCAACGATGAATTTACTAGATCACAATTCGTGAGTCTTGTTGAGCCATTCCTCAGAACAGTACAAGGTCGTCGTGGTATCTATGACTTCCGTGTTGTTTGTGATGAAACCAACAATCCACCTGAAGTTGTCGATAATAATGAGTTTGTTGGCGATATCTATATTAAGCCTGCAAGAAGCATCAACTTTATCCAGTTGAACTTCGTAGCAGTTAAGACTGGTGTTGACTTCAAAGAAGTCGTTGGTAAGTTTTAATTGATACTAATCGAGTAGGAGAATAAAAAATGGCGTTCAATGTAAATGCGTTTCGTCAACAGATCACAGGAGATGGCGCACGTCCAAACCTGTTCGAAGTATCAATGAACGTGCCTCCATATGCGAAAGCTGGAGACAAGGTTGATGAGAAACTCAGATTTATGTGTAACACTGCTCAGCTCCCAGGCACAACCATCGGTGTTGCGCCTGTGTTCTACTTCGGTCGCGAAGTTAAACTAGCTGGAAATAGAACATATCCTGAGTGGACAATCAACGTAATTAACGACGAAGATTTCGTTATTCGTAATGCAATGGAAAGATGGGTAGCAGGCATCAACGATCCAGTCCTTAACATTAGAAGCAACGTTGCAAACGTTGTTGATGGTGGATACGGTGTCGATGCTACTGTTCGGCAGTTCGGTAAGCGTGGCGACACAATCAAGTCATACAAGTTTTATGGTATGTTCCCAATTGATATTTCTCCAATTGAAGTATCTTGGGGTGCAAATGACACGATTGAAGAGTTTTCAGTAACATTCGCAGTTCAATATTGGATTTCTGAAGAGAATGATACAACTCTGAGCAACGTACTCACTACCACTGGTAGCGTACTAGCCTAATATAAGTAGTGGGGTGGGGGGAGTAATCCCTCCACCCCTATACTTTGTTGGAGAAACAATTTGGCGATTAAATTATTTGGTTTTGAACTGGTCCGCGACAAACAGCAAGTCGCCATTGAAACGCAGACACCTATTACCCCAGCAATTGAGGATGGTGCAGTCAGCGTTGCATCCACAGGTTCATACGGTTTCTTCGTTGATATCGATGGATCTTATCGTTCTGAAATAGATCTGATCACAAAATATAGAGTAATGTCTCTTCAGCCTGAAATTGAAAGTGCTGTTGATGATATTATGAATGAGGCAATTGTTCACGACAATCAATCTAAAACAGTTTCTATCATTCTTGATGATCTTGAACAAAAAGACAGCATCAAAGAAAAAATACGCGATGAGTTTAGCAATGTTCTCAAAATGCTAAATTTCGGAAATGATGGTGCAGATATTTTTCGTAGATGGTACATTGATGGAAGACTTTATTATCATGTTGTGATTGATAATAAAAATCCAAGAGATGGTATACAAAAACTAATCTACGTCGACCCAAGAAGAATTCGCAAAGTTCGAAACGTCGTAAAGAAGAAAGACGCAGATGGTCGTGATATTGTAGAAAGAATTGATGAATTCTATATTTACAATGAAAAGATCATGAATAAAAACGACAACAATCAATATGCACAATTAACGGGTAGTAATTCTGGCGCAATTACATTTGCGAAAGATGCAGTTGTATATTGCACTTCTGGGATAACTGATCCATCAAAGCAATTAGTCCTCTCTTATCTACACAAAGCAATTCGCCCAATGAATCAACTAAGATTCGTAGAGGATGCAATTGTAATTTATAGACTCTCGCGTGCACCAGAGAGAAGAGTATTCTATGTAGATGTTGGCAACATGCCAAGAATTAAAGCTGAGCAATATCTACAAAACATGATGATGAAGTTCAGAAATAAACTGGTATATGATCCAGTCACTGGCGATGTTCGTGACGATCGAAGATTCCAATCAATCCTTGAGGATTTCTGGATTCCACGTCATGGTGATAAGAACACAGAGATTACAACACTGCCAGCTGGTCAAAACCTTGGTGAACTTGAAGATGTAAAATACTTCCAGAACAAGCTGTATAAAGCACTCGGTGTTCCAATATCAAGACTAGAATCTACAAATGGTTTCAGTCTCGGCAGATCAACCGAGATCACTCGTGATGAACTGAAGTTTATGAAGTTCATCAACAAGCTAAGAGATCGTTTCAGTATTCTATTTGATGAGTTAATGTCTAGACAGCTAGCACTGAAAGGTATTTGTTCAGTTGAAGAGTGGGAAGAGTTTAAGCAAGACATCCACTATGACTTCCTGAAAGATAACAACTTCTATGAACTCAAAGAAGCTGAACTAGTACAAAATAGACTAGCAGTTCTTCAGTTGATCGATCCATATATTGGTCGTTTCTTCTCCAAGAAGTGGGTGCAAGAAAATGTCCTTCGTATGAGTGAAGAAGATATTGAAAATATGCAAGAAGAAATTGATGAAGAGACTCAAGCTGATGCTGAAATACAAGCACAGCAACAACAGCAAATGCCAGTTGATCAACAGCAAGATCAAACTGGTCAATTACAACAAGCCCCAGTTGATCAACAAATAAATCAAGATGCTGGCGATATAAATACAAAAGCTCAACAAGAACTTTTTTCTGGAGAAAAGTAAATGAAACTTATCGATCTAATTGCAAGCAAAAATGCACAAGACTTTAAAGCTGCTTTCGAAGAAAGAATGGCAGAAAAAGTTGTCTCTGCTATTGAGCAAGAGAAGATTCTTGTTGCACAATCATTCTTTAATATTGAAGAGAGTGTTAATGAAGAATTTGATCTTCACGCCGAACGAAGTGATACGTTCGCTAAGAAGTTTATTAAAACATTTAAGAGTAAAGATGCTGCAGCTGCTCACGTAGAAAAAATGGAAGATAATGAGAAGTGGCCAGAAGGTCATGAAGCTGTGCTTACGCACAAGAAAACAGGTGAAAAGCACATTTATATTGATGGTTGGGAAAAGCTGGGTGAAGAAGTTGAATCGATTGATGAACTAGATCAAAAAACCTTGAGATCTTATGTCAGGAAAAAGAGTAAAGTTGACCCCGACAACATTAATGTTGCAAAGGCAACGAAAAAACTTGCTGCGAAACAACCAACTTCGTCTCTACAAAAGAAACTTAGAACTCTTCGTTACAAGTCGCCACAAGATCATAAAAATCCATTCGAATATGATGCAGTTCGCGACGAACT